TTATTAAGAAAACCTTGATAACTAACCAAACGCCAGACTAGCAGGTCGGAACTTAGCCCGATCCCCTAGTTCGGGTGCGTAGAAAACTAGGGAGAGGGGCTATGGAGTCTCACGAATAGCCCTTCAAGAATTTTACATTGGACCCCAACGCCCAGAGCCAAAAGGCACCATAATACTTCCCAGGGGGCGAACCAAGGGATGATTGTAAACGATACTGTGAATATCACGGGAAAATATATAATCACGGAGTACCGAACTCTAGGTCAATGAAACGGCGGATAAGGGCCTGTCCGAAAGGTGACAAAAACACCAGAGCCCCAGGTTTCTTGGAGAACTATATGCCCATAAAAGAATATATTTGTCATAAAGAATCTTGTAAAGAACAAGGGGTTATAGAATTATTAATTAGCTCTAATGATAATGAACCTACTTGCCCCAATTGTAATACTGCATTACAAAGAACTTATACTACCGGTCCTCAAGGTTTTGTACGTGGATCCCATACTCCTTGTACTAAAAAATATGTAAAATCATAATCATGCCTATTCTTGCGTTATTACCATCATTATTTGGATTAATGACTACGGTTGTAGGTCCTATAGTAGAAGAACATAAAACTTCTATTATTTCTCAAATTGTTAATGGGGCCTTTGATGGCTCTAGCTCCTCTTTAATGAATATTATTGAGGGAGCCATAGGAAAAATAGCCGATCAGAAAAAAATAGAATTACAAGCCCAAATTCAAACCCTTTTAGCTCAAGCAGATATTACTAAAACGGATGCCCAATCAGAGAGTTGGGTTAAGTATGGTTGGAGATTAGCTATAGCTTGGGGCCTAGGTTTAAATCTAGTGATACATTATACATTAGTTAATGCGATTGATATTATTAATTCCTTAGTTGGAACTAATATTTCACAAATCCCTCCTATGGATCATATGGCCTTATTAATTATTACTGGCTTACTTGGTTTATATATGGGGGCAAGAACTTATGAGAAAACACAGAATTAATAATATTTATGGATACAATTCAAATACCTCTGTATATAGTAGTTTATGTTGTTTTACCTACCGTTATAGGTTTAGTTACTTTTGTAGGTCGTAATATTCTTACTAGGATAGCTAAGCTCGAGGATCAAATGCACAGTACATTGAGCGAAATAGAAACAAGACAGATTATTTCCGATAAATATGACCCGATCATCCAAGATATTAAAGAAATTAAAGAGTTGCAAGTTAGACAAGATTTGAAACTCGATAAAATAGTAGAGATGGTTATTCAATCGCTTAAAGATAAATAATATTGAGTGATTTATGGGAAATAAACTTGGACGAACTAGGGTTTATGAATATAGTTTCCCTGAAAGACTTATTAATTTAATGTCTAAGGGTTATTTAAATGCCCGTATATGTAGAGAGTTTCAAGTCTCAGAAGATATATTCTATAAATGGGTAAACGATCATCCAGATTTTTCTGACGCGTATAAATTTGGATTAACTTTTAGAAAAGCATATTATTTTGAGATTGCACAGAATTATTTAGAAGGTAAATGTCCAAAAGTAAGAGAATCAATGCTTAGGGATTTCTTATCTGCTTTAAGTGAAGAATTTAAAAAACCCGAAAAGACTACATCCAATCAAACAATAACGAATGTAAATATTCAAAACATGCAAGTTTTAAATAGATTGGATAGGCCGCAGTTAATTCAAAGAGCTGTAGATTTACTTCAAAGAACTAATATCGAGGACGTAATAGATGTCGATTCCATTGAATCAGCACATTCTTCAGGAGAAGCTGACTCAGATGAACAACGAAGAATTGAAGTAGTTAATTCAGACTCTACAGATTCTTGATGATAATAAGAAATATAAACAATTAGATTTTCTATATCCTTCTGAAGGACCATTAAGTAGAGATAAGTATCCAAAGCACATGTTATTTTTTGAAGCTGGTGCTTCTTATAATGAAAGAGCTTTAATTGCTGCAAACCGCGTAGGGAAAACAATGGCAGCTATGTATGAAGCCGCTGTACATCTAACTGGCCGATACCCAGATTGGTGGCCAGGTAAAAAATTTAGATATCCTATTGAGGCTTGGGCCGTAGGTAAAACACACGAAACTACACGAGATATTTTACAGAAATACCTTATCGGGAATAGATATGAACCAGGTACGGGATTAATACCTAGAGAAGATATGGATTGGGATGGAAAGATACATATAACAGCTAAATCAATCCCGGCAGGCGCAATACAGGATTTATATTGCAAACATTACACTGACGGTATTTTTGATGGTTATAGTCATTGTCAGTTTAAGAGCTATAAAGACGGCGTAGAAGCTTTCATGGGTACAAGTATTGATCTTATATGTTTAGATGAAGAGCCTACTGAAACATCCATATATGATGAATGCTTGATTCGTACTATGACAACAAAAGGAATAATAATCTGTACTTTTACACCAAAAGAAGGGCTATCAGATGTAGTTTTGAAGTTCTTACCAAATGGTAAGTTTCCCATGAATGGTTATGGTGTAGTATCAAATGTCTAATTACATAAAAATTAATAGAAATGATAGACAATATATTTTTACTAAATCAGCAGTACATGATGCTATTGATAAATTAAAAAATGAGATGCTTAGATTAACTAATTTAAGTAGGGCTGAAAAAAAGAATTTTGAAAAAATAATTAAATTAGATGAACAAATAAACTATCTTGAAGAATTATTGTCAGCTTACGAGAAAGACGAAAAGAAATTATGACTCGTTGGATTATGAATTTAACATGGGATGATGCTCCACATCTTTCTGATGAAGATAAGAAAAAAATATTAGAAGGATGTTCTCCACATGAGAGAGACGCAGTTAGTAAAGGTCTTCCCTCTTTAGGGTCTGGTGCAATCTATCCAGTATTTGAAGCCGATGTTGTTGTAGAACCCTTTAAGATACCTTATCACTGGCCTAGATGTTATGCATTAGATGTGGGTTGGAATAAAACAGCAGCCCTCTGGGGTGCGTATGACCCTAAATCCGATATTTGGTATTTATATTCGGAGTATTATCGTGGGCAAGCTGAACCTTCGGTTCATGCAGATGCTATAAGGGCTAGGGGGACTTGGATGGCAGGAGTAATTGATTGCCACAGTAAAGCCAGATCCCAAAAAAATGGCGAACAATTATTAGAAGTATATTTGCAATTAGGTCTTAATTTAGCAACAGCAGATAATGGCCCTGGAACTCTTGAAGCAGGCATTTTAAGTACTTATCAACGTTTAAGTTCAGGTCGTTTAAAGATCTTTAATCATTTACATAATACGCTTGCAGAATTTAGAATATATAGAAGAGATAAAAACGGAAGAGTTGTAGATAAAGATGATCACTTAATGGATTGTATGAGATTTATTGTTATCTCTGGTGAAAAAGTTATGGATGTTCCTCCATTAGACGAGGAAGAATCAGCACCCCCAATGCAAATTTATGCTCAGGGGAGATCAGATATTTGTGGCTATTAGGTGATTTATTATGGATTCTTACGCGCAAGACCCTCAAATAAATAATGATGAAATGATTCCAGACTCTATGGCACCTTCTTTTGGTATTTCGAAAGAAGATGACACTAAGCCTAAAACAAAATTACATGAATTTGTAAATAAACTTAATTTATTAGATGATTTAGATTTAGAAACTGTAATGGATATTACAGGGAGAGTTTTAGACGGATTCCATGAAGATGAAATATCTATGTCAGAATGGAAGAAAAAAGTCGATGATATACAACGATTAATAAAATTAACAAAAGAAGCTAAAAATACACCTTTACCTAATTCTGCCAATATTAAAATCCCCTTAATTACTGATGCTTGTTATCAGTATGCCGCTAGAACGTACCCAGAATTAATCCAAGACGGTAAAGCTGTAAAGATGGAAGTAACGGGAGAATTAGATAACCCAGTTCTAGATTTGTTTGCTACGGCTGCATCTGATTATATGAATTGGCAGCTTTTAGGGGCCGATAGTGAGTGGGAAACAGCTCTAGATAATTTATTAGTTAGCACATCTGCGAATGGTTTTAATTTAGTTAAAACTTATTATGATTCGGAACGTAAAAAAATTAAATCCGTTTTATGTAAACATGACGATATAGTACTTAGAAACTCTATAGAAATTCAAGGACTTGAAGATTTAAGACGTATTACCCATATACTTCATGTTCATCCAGATGATTTAATAAAAGGGGCAAGATCGGGAATTTATTCAGAAGATATGGTTAATATTATCTCTAATTATTATTCCGATAAACAAATTAACCCCGAATGTACTCTATATGAACAACATTGTTTTTATGATCTAGATAATGATGGACTTGAAGAACCCTATATTGTTACTCTCCACAAAGAAACCCGCACGTTAATTAGGGTTCATGCTAGATATCGCGAAGAAGATATAATTTTAAATGACGATAAAAAAATAAAATGTGTATACCCAGAACAATATTTTACTGATTATCATTTTTTACCGGCCCCAGATGGGTCATTTTTATCGATGGGGTTTGGTACATTCTTATTACATATTAATGAAACTGCTAATACTATCTTTAATGAATTAGTTGATGCTGGAAACCTTGCTAACTTACAAACTGGGATTATTGATTCTCGTATTAAATTCTTAGGTGGACAAATTCAAGCCGTACCGGGTCAATG